TTCGAAGTCCTGCATAGCATCAAAAAGGATCTGTCATTTACAAAGGTAGTTTTTCTTACGGTCTGCCAGGATGAAGAATTTATGTACCAAGCGTTGAAAGAGAACGCCGACGGCTACATCCTCAAAACGATTAGCCAGGAAATGTTGTTGATATCTCTCCGAAGTATTCTTGCTGGCAACAGCTATCTTAGTCCGGAGATGTTAAACTGCTTAGTACATTTCCAACGGCGTCCCTTGGTTGATGGCCTCAAGATCCCCCGGCTGCAATCATTGACCCATCGCGAAAACGAAGTTTTGAAGATGCTCGCGGAAGGGGTAAGCGTTAAGGATATTGCCGGGCAATTAAGGCTTACGATCAAAACGGTAGAGGCTCACAAGTTCAATCTGATGCGAAAGCTAAATATCCACAACCGAAGCGAACTCACTCGTTACGCGATACAACGGAAGATTGTGCCTCTTGAGTTTACATTACCTGCAGTTGCTGTATGATTTCTTTTCAACAAATTGGAGCTGAGCAAGTTCTCATCTTCTTGAAGGGCAAGCCGGAGAAGCTCCAGGGGGGAATGCAGCGGGCGTTTGCTCGGATTGCCATTCGGCTTCAGAAGTACATTGTAACTCAAAAGCTCTCTGGGGACCCGCTCAAGCGCCATAGCGGTAAGCTTGCAGCGAGCGTTATTCAGCGCGTAGAGAATTCAGGTACCAAGATCTCCGCTATTGTGCAGGCGGGCTCTTTGGCTCCTTACGCTTTTGTTCATGAGTATGGTGGAACGTTTCAGATACCGGAGCACTTGAGCGTTTCCCGATTGGGACGCTCGTTTACCGTTCATGCACATTCGGCGACCTTTCCGGAACGTTCCTTTATGCGAACTTCTCTTGAAGAAAATGTAGATATGTATCTTGCTGAAGTAAGCAAAGCAATTGGAGAATCTCTCAAGTGAGGCCCCATGGGAGAAGCAGAAGAGGTTTATGTTCCAGTACGCTTTATTCGGGACTATCAGCCCGGAGAATCGCTTCAAGGTATGCTGCGCAGCGTGCGCAAAGGAGAGGTGATCGAAGTTACGCCTTGGTTAGCAGTTGTTTTTATGGAATTGGGATACGCAATATGGGAAGGGAAGTAAATGCAGGCTCTTGCTAAAGTTTCAACGGATGCAACTGGGTTGATCGTTACTCAAACTGGTGGCCCTCGACAATTCCAGCCGAGCTGGGTGGGCTTGCCGTTCATGATCAATGGGCTTCCGACTACGGTTGCTTCTGTGATCAGTCCCATTCAAATGACATTGGCAACCTCAGTGGGGCAACTAACAACGCCCACTCCGTTGATCCCAACCCGAGAAACCATATATCAATCTTTCTTCAACCTGGTGAAACAGACTCCCGGAGTTATTACCGCCAGTCGAGTTCCACGAACGTTTGAAGATGTTCCACCGGAGCAGAAGCCGTTTATCTTCATGGAGCAAGTTGGAGAGAATCCGCAACGGAAGGGGGCCGGATTGCCTTATAACTGGGAGTTGGATGTAGCCATTGGCATCTTTGTCTTCTCCCCGAGCCCGGATCAAATTCCTCCAGCAACTCTGTTGAATCCAATTTTGGATGGGATTGAAGCCATGTTGGCTCCAGCTCCGACTATCGGTATTCAAAACCTAGACGGGATTGTTTATGAAGCGCGGCTTTTAGGTAATGGCAAAGAGGCAGCGGGAGCGATTGGTACCAACGCCTGGGCATATTTGCCCGCACGAATTTTCACGACGTAATGCAGTAACACTCTTACCCTCTTACCGCTTCCTTAAAGGGAAGCAACAAATCAAGCTACTTTAAGGAGTAACATCTTCCATGTCACAGGCCCAAAATAATTTTGGACAAATCACGTTTGGTGCGGGGACGGCGATTCTGACTCCGTTTGGGGCCAATGCCCCGGAAAACCCAACCCCTTTACAGCTTCCGATCATGCAGGAATTGAGCATCGACTGGAACGGTGATATTGCTGAGTTGTATGGTCAAGGCCAGTATTCTTATGGCCAAGCGCGCACCAAGGTAAAAATCGATTGCAAAGCCAAGATTGGTGCCATCTACTTGGGTTTGCTCAGCGATCTCTTCTTTGGCGCCACTATCACTGTTGGGACGCAGATCAAGTTTTCCCTGCAGGAAATCAACACAGTAACCACTCATGCCTGCACCGTAGCCCATTCTGCAAACTTCTTGGAGGATGGTGGCGTGGTCAATGGAACGACCGGCGTTCCCTACCGATTGGTTGCCTCTGCCCCAGCGGTTGGCCAATACACGGTTTCAGCCGGTGTTTACACATTCAACGCCTCAGACACGATCACCGTGGCTTACATCACCTACACTTACACGGCTTCAACTGGTCAAGAGGCAACGGTCACGAACGTTCCCATGGGCCAAATGCCGACGTTCAATTTCAAGTACATGAACAATCAGTGGGGGCCGAACTTGTACATCGAGTTCTTCAATGCGGTGGCAAAGAAAATTGGGTCACCGAACAAGAACACCGATTTCTCTATGTTCGATTTCGAGTTCACCTGCTTTGCATCGCAGAACGGCAATGTATTCACGATGTCGACCGACGAGTAACAAATTTCCCCGACAAGGAAACCTAGTGCGAGGTTGAGCGCAACTGAGCGGTAGCGAGACCGCTATATTCTTTTTCTTGGAGAGCGAAATGGAACCTGTAAAATACCGTGGAGTTGCTTTTGAATTTGGGGATGAGATCAAGATTGTTCCCCCACTGAATACGCGCGAACTGGAACAGTTCGGCGAGCAATTGGACAAAGTGGGTAAGCCTAACGCTTATACCATGAAGACAATTGCGACTTTCTTGAAGAACAATATTGTGCCGCTGGTCTTCTCCGTGTTGAAACGGAATTATCCGGAATTTACGGAAGAACAATCTGTCGATTTTGTGAACTCAGACAACTGGGGCAACTTGGTGGCAGCGCTACTCGGCAACAGCACATCGCCCAGGACCCGCGTGGGGGAAAAGTTTCCGGAGGTGCTGCCCGGAAGTCCGACAAGCGCACTGCCGTCAAATTCTCTGACATCGATTGGGAGTGGTACCGAGCCCGCATCGCCTGCGGCACTGGATGGTCCCCAAGTGTCATCCTTGAAGATGTAACGTTACCTATTATCAATGGGCTGTTCCGGTACTGGGAGAAGTTTCCCCCAGTCAACGAGACCTTCGCACTCTTTGTGGAGTATGGGAAAACGGATGAGGATAAAAATACTTCTTCGCCTTCACCCTCACAATCAACTAGCTCTGGTAGCCGTGTTGTGGTAAACAGTCGAGAGTCTCTTGATGCTGCACTGATGGTGGCGCAGATCATGGGTGGGGGAACGATAATGCGGAGTAAGAAGAAAGTCTAAATGAGTACCAACGGAATCAACATCCAGGTCACGGGTGATACTAGTAGCGCAAATACTGCGTTACAATCCACCACCGGTTTCATTCAGCAATTTACTAGCGTTGTTGGAACCATCCAGCCTGCGATGAATTCAGCCTCAACTGCAGAGGCAGCTTTCAACAGTTCGCTTCTGCAGTTACAGTCTACGATTGCTAGCTTCCAATCGGGTTTGGAAGCGATTCCTACTAAGCTCGAAGATATTACTAGCTCTTTGCATCATGCGGCGGAATCAGGGGAGGAGCTCCCGAACCTGTTTCACAAGATAGAGACCAGCGCAGAAATGCGGGAAGCCTCTCAGTCTATTCGGGAAGCAATTGAAAACCCCCTAGGAGCTGCGAAGAAAGCTGCCGAATCCTTCCTGTTGAGCTTTGGGGGCATCGGTCTTATCTTTACCGGGATTTCAGCACTCTCTGGAGTAGCTCTTGAAGCTGCCAACCACGTGGGTGAGCTCGCCCACGAGTATGAGAAGCTTGCCGGGATGCTCGGTATTGGCATCGAACCTGCCGAACACCTTGCTCGCACCTTTGAGCTGATGGGACTGGACCAGGGTGCTCTGGTCATGGCAAGCCGCACCTTTAGCCGGGTGATGGATGATGGCTCGGAATCCGCGCGTAAGATCCGGTCTGAAGTGCAAGGTTTGGGTGTCAACTTTACTGATACCACCGGGAACATTCGGCCTTTTGATGAGCTGCTGCCAGACATCATAACGCATCTACAAGGGATGGCTGATGTAACGGCCCGTAACCATCTTGCAACGGATTTGTTTGGGCGATCTGCTTTGCAACTGTTAGGTCTAGACTGGTCCAAGTTCAGCTCACTTGCGGAAGGGGGCTTGTCCGAAAAGGCAATTGAAACGGCGAACGCCTATCACCTGGTCTGGCAACAGATAAAGCAGAACATTGGCGATTCCACAGATGCCTTGGGAGCATTTGTCGCCGCCAGTTTAGTTTCCAAGCCCCCGGAAGTGCAACTCACTGGCCTCGAAACCAAGAAGCCGGATGCACTCGAGAAAGCGCTGAATGAGGGCAAAGAAACTGGAAAAGCCTATAGCTCTGGCTTCACCAGCACCATTAAGCTAGACACCAGCGCTGTCACTGCGCAGATGGCAGTGGAGAAGCTCAAGAAAACTTTAGGCGGAGCAGCAGAGTATGAGGCTGTCCAGACTTCGAATAAAGTAATTGAAGCGAGCTTAGTTGGCTTGGTGGGGCGGCAACAGAAGCGGAAAAGAAATTTACAATATTACAGGCGGAGTTAGGTAAGTATGCAGAACGTGGGGTAACTCTTCAAACTCCAATTACCCCAGTTGCTGAAGCTCCTAACGCAAAAACGGTCGGTGACCTAACGGCAGCCGTCGCGGTAGCACGTAATCTTGCGGAAGGTTACAAAGCGGCTGGGGAATCCGCTAAGATTGCCAAGGCGCAGATTGAAGGAAATGCTGCTGCTCAACTTGCAGCATTAACTGCTGAGAGCAAGGCTCTAGAAGCCAATCTTCAGCTCCGTC